CGTTGACCTGGTGGCCAGCTAGACTCGGAAGCTGAAGCGGACCGCTTTATAGGCGGCCCACGCTCCCCACATGCACAACGATCCTTCGATCATTAGCAAACCTGTTCCTTGGGCGGTGGCGCTCCGCTGCAGCTTGCCCTGGTTGGTCAGCACCATGCCGTTCCACAACTGGTGCAGAGCGACGGCGTGCCAGACGGGCAGCTTGTGGGCCACGAGATGGCCGAGGCAGCGGTAACCGAACGCTTTCATCCCTTCCTTGTACTGGTACTTCTCAACGGCCAGGATCAGGGCGGTCACGACAAGTCCGAGGCGCGGCATATGCTTGAGGGCTTCCTCGACCCACGCCGCTCGCATGACAAGGTCACACTTCTGCAGCACGGAGCCGGTTAGGCCGGGCATGTCCAGCGCCAGCGGCGAGGTGCAGCCAATCAGGCCCAGCACGTCGGTCGCAACGAAGGGGATGCTGCCGGTGTCGATCACGATGTTGGGGCCAAGTTCTACCAGCGCTACTTCAAGCTTGCGCTCGAACGCCATGATCTCGTCCACTGTGACACCGTACCGGTCAGCAACGTCGGCTAGGGTCGTCTCCGTGCAGACCGCTCCACCATCGCCGGTGAACGCGTTCCACTGCCGGATGTCGGCCCGCATCGCCGCAGTGACCTCACCATGGTTGTTGGCAAGGTACCGCATGATGACGCGCAGCACGGGCGTCGCTGTGACGCACTCAACACTGCGCAGCGTCTCGTACAGGTATGCAGAGGATGACGCTCTTCCCACTGTCCCATCCCGGTGGACCGCGAGGATGTTCGGGTGCACACAGCAACCCGAGCGCTGGAGGTACCGGCCGATCAGCATCATCGGTACGGGCTGGAGGGCTCCATCCACTTCCACCCGCACCAACATCTTGGATGCGATCTCTGCACGAACCATCTCGGTCGCGACGTGGCCGGTCAGGCCAATGCCGAGTTCCTTGTAACCCAGCTTGATGCTTGCAACCACGGCATCGATCTCATCCGGCCGGCACGCGACGATCGGGGCAGCATCGTCGCCCGTGAACAGCCCGCCCATGGCGAGCTTGGGGTGACGGCGTGCGACGCGAAGGAAGGCCAGAATGTTGAGGATGGTGTTGTACAGCCACGTAACGGGGCTGCCGGATGCCATCTCGCCGGCGATCGCGGTGATGAACCACGGACCGACGATCTTGGACAAGCCCGGCAGGGCCGCCAGCGCACTCCGGATGAACTTGATCATTTCCTCCGGCGTTTTGATGCGCTCAAGGTCTTCTCCGAACACAAATTCGTTGACGCGTTCGAAGAGTG